AAATTTCAACCTCAAGAACCTTGACGTTCTTGAGGCCAAAGGCCAAAAGCTGTTGCTTTTGCTGACCTGTTTTTTTGATTCGCGTGCGTCTAGTTGGAGAAGGCAAGGCCGCCCATGCCGCTCTGGATACGCAGCACGTTGTAGTTGATCGCAAACATCTTCTGGGTCGTCGCCACCGAGTTGGACTTCAGGGTGATCGCCAACTGAGCGTTGTCGATGCGCGAGAAGTTGCAGGTGCCCGTCGGCTGGTGCTCCTCCGGCTGCAGCGCGAAGGAATAGCAGTAAATGCCGGGGTAGGGGCAGCCAGTGTGGTGGTAGAACGGCTGGACGGAGTTGAAGTACTTGCCGGACTGCTCCTTGAAGCGATCCTGGCCGTTGAGCACAACCTTGAACAGGTGCAGAGGACCCACCTCAACACCGTAGGCGATGTTGGAGGTGGCAGCCTGCGTGCCCTCCTCAACCCAGTACACGTTGGCGGACGTCGCGCTGAACAGCACGTTGGAGGAGATCAGGTTGGAGTTGACGATGGAGAACTGCGTCGGCAGAGCGTTGTACGTCGTCTGGCCGGTGCCGGTCACGTTGGATCCAGCGGCAAAGCCNGNCGGCACAAACAGGTGGGGCACACCCGTCAGGTGGGGCAGGATGTACTGGCCAGCCTGGCAGAACGCGCGGGTGTCGCAGGTCACGTTCACGTTGGCCGTCGACGTGCAGAAGTTCCACATGCCGTTCAGCTGGGTCGTCTGCTGGGCAGACGCCGTGGGGTTCTGGTAGCACCACACCAGCTCCTTCACGGGGTGGTTGAAGGCCACACGGACCAGCTGCACGTTACCCTCCTCGGAAGAGCCAGACGTCAGAGCATCACCGCCGGTGTGCTGGATCTGCTCAATCAGGTACTCGTGACCCTTCTGGGCGAAACGACGACGCTCCTCAGTGTCCAGGTAGATGTAGTTGCCCCACACCTCGAAAGCCGAGCCCAGGAAGTAGCTGTTGTAGTACGCCGTCGTGTCAAAGTCCAGACGCACCTCGTGGTACTGCAGGGCGATCAGAGGCAGGTANAGGCCGGGGTTGCGGTTGAAGAAGAAGAGCAGGGGCAGGTACACCTTGGGGCGGGACGTCTGGGTCGTGTTGTAGTTGCCCTGCGTCGTCATCTTGCCCCAGGCATACTTGTCAGCCTCGTTGAGGTACAGCTCGGAATACANGCGCCACCAGGTCTGGTAGTGCTTGTCGACGCGCTGACCACCGATCGTCAGCTCCACGGCGGAGATGGCACGCTCGGCAATCCAGTTGGTATCCCAGTTGGTGTTGGTCGACGTCAGCAGAACTGCACCCGGTGCAGTCTCCTTGGGAACAAGGGGCGTCAGGGCCAGGTGCATGTTACCAATCAGATCGCCGTTGCGGGCAATCGTCACGGACAGGCGGGTCTGGTTCCCCGGAGTGCCGCTCACCGTCTGCTGGATCAGCTCCATCGCAAAGTTCGTGTGGCGCTTGTACACCGCCTGGAAGAAAGTAACCTTGGGGTTACCGGTGAGGTAAACGTCCTGAGCGCCATAGGCAACGAGTTGCATGAGTCCACCAGCCATTTAACATTGAGCAAGAGAAAAAAACAACAGGAAGCTGGATCCTTCGTGTTGTGTTTTTTTGGAACAAGTTCCTGATTTTGTGCTGCTGCTGTGCTGCGGTTGTACGTCTAGTTGGAGAAGGCAAGGCCGCCCATGCCGCTCTGGATACGCAGGATGTTGTAGTTGACGGCGAACAGCTTCTGCAGAGTCGTCTGCATCTGGGACTTCATCTGGATCGACACCTGGGCGTTGTCAATGCGAGAGAAGTTGCACGTGCCAGTGGGCTGGTGCTCCTCCGGCTGCAGGGCGAACGAGTAGGAGTAGATGCCCGGGTAAGGAGTGCCGGTGTGGTGGTAGAACGGCTGCACCTGGTTGAAGTACTTGCCAGTCTGCTCCTTGAAGCGATCCTGGCCGTTGAGCACAACCTTGAACAGGTTGAGCGGGCCAACCTCCACGGCACCGTTCGTCACGGTGGNGCTGGNGTTGCCGATGGTCAGACCCTCCTCGATCCAGTAGGCGTTGCCGGTCGGGGGCACGCCGGTGGTACCCTGGAAACCAGCGAACGCCGGCAGCTGGCCAGCCATGCTGAACAGCGTGGGCACACCGGTCAGGTGGGGCAGCACGAAGTTGTTGGAGGCGACCAGCACCTGCACGTTGGAGGTGATGTTCACGTTGGCCGTGTTGGAGCAGAAGTTCCACATGGCGTTCAGGTTGGAGCCGTAGCCGGTCGCACCCTGGGTGGACGCAACGGACGGGTTGGTGTAGCACCACACCAGCTCCTTCACCGGGTGGTTGAAGGACAGGCGGATCAGCTGGGGAGAGCCCTCGGAGCTGCCGGCCGTCGCGGAGGACGTCACGGCATCACCGCCGGTGTGCTGCACCTGCTCGATCAGGTACTCGTGACCCTTCTGGGCGAAGCGGCGACGCTCCTCCGTGTCCAGGTAGATGTAGTTGGCCCACACCTCAAAGGCGTTCGTGGTGCCAAAGTACTTGTCGTAGTAGGCGGTCAGGTCAAAGTCCAGGCGCACCTCGTGGTACTGCAGGGCGATCAGGGGCAGGTACAGGCCGGGGTTGCGGTTGAAGAAGAAGAGCAGGGGCAGGTACACGCGCATGTTGGGGGCACCAGTCGACGAGGGCGTCGCGTTGCCCTGGGTGGTCATCTTGCCCCACGCGTACTTGTCGGAGTCGCTCAGGAACAGCTCGGCGTACAGACGCCACCAGGTCTGGTAGTGCTTGTCGATGCGCTGGCCACCGATGGTCAGCTCAACGGCAGCCACGGCGCGCTCGGCGATCCAGTTGGTGTCGTACACGGTGTTGTTGGAAGACAGACCGGCCGTCGACACGGGGGTCAGGGCCAAGTGCATGTTGCCGACCAGGTCACCGTTGCGGGCGATGGTCACGGACACACGGCCGGAAGCGGCCGGGGAGCCGTTGGTCGTCTGCTGGATCACCTCCATCGCAAAGTTCGTGTGGCGCTTGTACACCGCCTGGAAGAAAGTCACCTTGGGGTTACCGGTAAGGTAAACATCCTGAGCACCGTAAGCAACGAGTTGCATCAAACCACCAGCCATTTTGTAGTTAGCCAAGAAAATAATTGACGCACCGCGTCAGCGCAGTCTAAAGTTTCTGTCCGCCTAAAGTACACATGTCTGTAGATCGCGTGCCTGAGGATGAGGAGCTTATGATGGATGATGAGGACGAAGAGGGGGAGTTTGGCGAGGACATGCTCGTAAACCTGCTGACCACTGAGGAGGGGGATACGATCCCGACCATCCTGGCTGGTCTGGCTGGCTCGATGGATGCCATCGCCAAGCACCTGGAGAAGCAGAATGTCATCCTGGTGAAGATGCTGTCTGTCCTGTCGGCCAAGCCGGTGGCGCCTGTGTACACCGCCGCGCCCGCCTAGAGCTTCTTGCGAAAGTAAAACACGAGGAGACTGATGAGAGCCGTCCAGCCGACAAGGTGATCAACCTTGTTCATCACCTGGATCTGCTGATCAGCCATCTTGTTAAACTCATCCTTATAGCCCTGTGGCTTAAAGGGGAGCCAAAAGTACCGTCCAAACGGTACAACCGTCGGGCCGAGCTTGTCCCGACAGTTGTACGAGTAATCATACCATGCGAGCGCGATATACGGGAACCAAATCAGAAAAAAGAGGACCCAAAAGTTCTTGGGTGGCAGGTACCAATAGCCTCCTGCGATTGCGAGCGAAAAGATGATGCACTTGATGTTAAACTTGAAGGGAGCTCCTGGAAAGATCCCGCCGGCCATACTATCCAGTGCGAAGTTTATTGCGGGGTCGACGATTTTTATATTTCTTTATTATACATGTATACTAGCGCGAACAACTATCACACACTTGGTCTTCCACACGGTGCATCACTGCTGCAAGTAACACGGGCGTACCGGAGGCTCGCGATGATCCATCACCCAAACAAGGGTGGTGACGCCGAGATGTTCAAGAAAATTGGCGCTGCTTTTACAGCAATCAAGAACGGGCCACCTCGACCGNCGCCTCGACNGGCCTCGCCGCCTCGACGGGCCTCGCCGCCTCGACGGGCCTCGCCGCCTCGACGGGCCTCGCCGCCTCGACGGGCCTCGCCGCCTCGACAGGCCTCGCCGCCTCGATGGGCCTCGCCGCCTCGATCACCGGAGGGAAGTCCTTCACCTCCACGTCGCCGGTTTGTAAATCGATTTAAGAATGCTGCACGCGTAGGCGCTGCTGCTGGTCTCGCAACTGGGCGTGCTGCACTGCAGATAGGCAGTGTTGCTGCACGTGCAACGGGGCGAGCCGGTGTTCATGCTGTACGTGTAGGTAGCCGAGTCGGTGTGTCGGTTGCACGTGCAACGGGGCGAGTCGGTGTGTCGGCTGCACAATCTGCGTTCCGTGGGAGTGTTTACGCGAGTAGCATTGCCAAAAAAAAAACAACTCAGGCGGCACGTGTCGCAGGAACGTATGCGGCGCGTAAGGCGAAAGAAATGAGTAATATATCCGCTCGTGCTAAAATTTCACTCGATAATGCGATCGATCGGGCTCATGCGCGGATGAACAAATCGATAGAAAATG